TTTCTCCGCGCTGATTGCCGAGTTGAGCTTTGCTGTCTCGGTTCGCGCGATCAGGTTGGCGCGACTTTTTGTCACCAGGTAGCGATCATGGATCGCTTCCGCAAGAGAGGAGACGTGTGCGCCTTGGATCTGCGCGTCTGCAATCAGGCCGGATACATCAGATAGGTACTGCTGCTGTATCGATGTGATCAGTTTCGCATTCTCTCCGATCCATGCCGATGTTGTCGACTCGGTCAACCCACCAAACGCGTGTACTGTTGGCACTGTGCCGGACACCTGCTGACCTACGGCTTGGCGGACATATCGGACTGCATGTCTGTCGATCTGAGTGGCGATCTTGGTGAGATCTGCGACCTGCTTGGCCGTGACCGTTGCGTGATCGATCTGCAGTTGCTGCACCACCGATACGGCGCCATCGGCTACCTCTTCATCGAGTCGTACGATGGATGACCGCTGATATGACGCTAGGGACCTGATTGTCTCCCGATGAATACGCGTCGCGACACCACGCAGATACATTGCATACCTGCGCTCGATCGCGATCGGGTACCCCTCGGGCGCAGTGGATAGCTGCTGTGCCTTGTATTTACTCGCCATGTACCTGACTTTCTCTCCACATCGAATAGGCCACGATCTCGATATCCTCGGGGTAGTAGTCGATGATGTCGGTCATCTGAGCAATCCCGCCGGGTAGGTCTTGTGTCAGCTCTTCTCGCCGATCATCAGGCACGAGGATCGTGATCAAATCGGGTACTGCGCCCGGATCAGGTGTGCCCGCGAACGAAACAACAGGCCACCCGGCAGCAGTCAGATCATCGTCGACCCGCTCAGACAGATCGTCGTCGAATGTAGTCAAGACTACGAGAAAATACATCAAAACGCTGCACCCCTGTTGCTGATCGTGGTGTGTTTGGCGCGCGCCTCAAGAGTCACAACTCCCGCTGTGGCTGCTGTGCGACCTGCTGCGATCCAGAAATACTGTTCGCCGATTTGCTTGGTTCCAGCGGTTCTTTTCGTGCCATCGTAAAATGTGAACGAGCCCGCTGCGTTCATTCCGCCTACCTCGACTGTGCCCGGTATGGATGGGCGTTGCCACGCAAACGAGGTCATTAGGCGTCGCATCGATCCAGTGGGTGATGCGTCATCAAGGATGGTCACCACGCCATTTATGATCTCCATTACTCTGGATACACGAGTACCCCCTGTATAGACGATAGCCCCGCCTATACCCTCCACCGTAGCTGCGTCGAGATCCGGATTATTGCATATCCCGCAGGACACGTAGCTATCGGACGTGAGTGACGGGGCAAGGACCTCTAGGAGATCTGCCACAGAGGTAAATACAGTGTACGGAGACACTAGGCCTACATCTACCGCGTGACCAAGCACATCGATTAGTCGCCATGTCGCCCATACGCCACTACCCGGATCAGGTGTAGCGACACCACCGGGCAGCGTGAACGAGATCCCGCCATCGACAGCAACGGGCGGAGTGCTCGATACCATCGCGGCGTCTGCTAGATCTGGCTCGGAGAACCAAGCACGATCGCTCTGTATCGTAGGTCGTACCGGCATTAGATTTTCTCGATTACGATCGTGTACCTGATCGTGTTGTTTGTGCCAGTGTCTACTCCGGATCGAATGTAGAGCTCACCGTGCTCCGAGTAGTAGGTGTACGGCGTGGCATCGGAAATGTACGACGAAGCGACCGCACCAATACCTGACGAAATCTCCTCTGCCGTGCGATCTGTCCATCCGGCTTTTGCGCCAAATTCAGGACGAATCGTACTGCCATCACCCGAGACAAGCTGCGCGCTGACTCGAGAGATCCTGCCCGCCATAGGTACGACGATAGGCCCGATCTCACTCGTGCTCGTGGCGTCGACCTCATCGAGGATTAGGACGGTTGACCCGCCTGTATTCTGCCGACTGACTTCGATGTAGTTCATTTTTTGCCCTCAAGTATGAGTTTCGTCTCTTCTGCGGTGATCGTCTCACCATCGACAAGATCCGCCATATCCACCGGGTCAATCTCGTGCGAGTAGACCTCCCCGCCGAATCGGGACTGTGCGACATGAGCAGGATCGAGAACCTGACGATCTAGGTAGATGGCGTCAGAGTCAGCATTCAGTTTGCGTGTCTCAGCTAGTTCTTTCGGCGTGGGCTCATCGATCGGAGCGAACTCAACACGTACATCGTTGTCGCCGGTCTGTAGTCGTGCCCACTTCAGGAGCTGGGGCTTGACGATCGTGTCAAGCTCGGAGCCAAGGGTAGCAGCCCATGTCCTTCGTGATGCAGCGTCATCGCTAGACATCCCGGCGGGAGCCTTGCCGAACAGGATCACCTGCGGGTACCCGGTTGCAGCGCATATCGCGGTTTGCGCCGCTTCATCGATATCACCTAGCCCGGCTAGAGGCCGTGACACTACGGTGTAATCCTCTCCGGGCGCGAGTATGATCGTGCTGAGCAGCGACCGCCCTTTAGCTAGGGCTCGCATCCGGAGCCCGAATGCAGCGTAGTCTTTACCTGTAGAGATGGTTTTTCCGGGTGCCATCTTGAGCACGGCTACGCTCATCTCCTGCATAAGGAGCGCGCGAGCACTATCGACCGTGGATTTTTGCCCAAGACTTGCCCATAATGCCTGCAGAACAGGATCATCGTGCTGTGTAGCGGTCGTACCTCTCACGTTAGGTGGCAGTTTTGCGCCTCGGAAATAGAGCAGCCGTGACGCGTGGATGACTTGGCCTACTGCATTATGTGGCGACACCATGTAGGCGTCAGGCACTCCCGCGTATTCCGATGATGCAGATCCCCATGACACCGGTGATACCTGCGTGCCATCGTAGACGGTTAGTCGCTGGATCTCGACAGGACCGATGACCGGGGTTGACAAATCCTCGTTGTCGCCGCAATCCATGAAGATGAAGCCACCGCCATAGAGTCGGCCCCAGGTCCATGCTTCCGTGACCGCTTGAGTCAGACCCTGATCGGTTGCCTCATCACCTAGAATTTCCTCACCATCGAGATCCCGGAACGTCCAACCCTTACGGGTAGCATGGGTTGGCACGATCTCAACGATACGGCGAGAGATCCCGCCATGACGCCACAACGCAGTGGCCTCGTGCTCCGTCATGTCGTAGTCAGACGTGCGGGGCCTTGTCGCTGCGCCTTTGTCCGCGCTACTGCCTAGACCTGTAGCGTAGTTGATCGCATTATCTAGCCGGTAGTTGCCCTTCGGATCGTTAGGGCCTACGGGCAAAATATCCGCAACATCGGTGCGTACCTCTGGCACGATCTCGCGTGCGCCGTCTAGCCATGAGAGTATTGCAGATCGAATCATAGACCGATCCTACCACGGGATAGGCGCACAGGCTACAGCAGCGCTCCCCACATATCTTGCATCTCGTCGAGTGCATCACCTGACTGAGCTATCCACCGGTTGACGATCTGAGTCATGCAGTCGACCATATCGTCGTGTGTTCCGGCAGGAAACGAGAGCAGCTCGGACTCGAAATCAGCCAACCATGGAGCGTGCTCAGGTATATGCACATTGCCCGACTCCCACGCGTGCGTACTGAGTTGTGCGCGAGCCTCTTTGCTCATCGTCGGATTCTCGGCGATCACGCCCGGTATCACCGAGGATAGCTCGTCTATCAGCGCGGATCCGTTGGCTTTGTCCTCGATCAGCACCATAGTCACGCCGTGATGACGTGTACGGAATTGCGCGAGCACACCTCTGGTCTCGGAGTAGCCCATACGCTGCCTGATCATCTCAAGCAGGTAGAAGTCGGGTCCGATCCTGCCCCATAGCTGAATGACCACGTAGTCAGAGTTTGCCCCGCCCTTGAATGTCGCATCTACCGAGATCGCAAGCTCGTCAAAGTTGCCATCGTAGGGCGTCTTGTCGTGGTACCTGATCCACGCGCGGCGGTACAGCCCACCCTCGTCGGGCGTAGGTTGCTGCTGATACAGGGCAGTGAAAAACCTACCCATCGTTTTCTTCTTCTTGAGCAATTCCTCGATCGGGTACCGAGCAGGATGTAGGGCCTCACCTTCTTTCCTGTGCTCCTCATCATGTAGGGCTATCGCCGGGTAATTGACGACGATCCAGCCCTCATCTTCCTGGTTCGGGTCTTTCAGGATTCTGCCGATCAGGTCGTCATGATGCCACCGAGTAGCCATCACGATGATCCCGCCACCCGGAGCAAGGCGGGTAGAGATCGTCGCCAAGAACCACGACCAAGTCTTCTCGCGCTTGACGGTCGATAGAGCTTCTTCCATGTCTTTTACCGGATCGTCAATGATGATTACGTGACCACCTGAACCCGTGACCGCTGTACCTACGCCCGCAGATTTGAGCGCGCCCCCGCCTTTGGTGGTCCACCTCTTGACCTTGGTCGTGCCTGACGGCTCAACGTGATCCCATAGGTCTGTACTCGCGATCGCGCCTGATCTCGCAGAGGTCGACAGCTCATCACTCAGGTCCTGCCCGTAGGTGGCCAAGATGATCTCGTGCGTAGGATTCTGGCCAAGATGCCATACAGGTAGACGTCTAGACACGATCTCACTCTTGCCCGATCGTGGTGGCATGGTGACAATCAGGCGGGGTGATTCTCCTCGCGTAACTGCTGCTGAGAATCGCATGAGCGCATCGGATAGCTCGCGATGCACCCAACCGGGTAGGTATCCGGGGACCATTCGCGCGACATAGGCGAGCAGATCGTCTCTAGCCTCCTGTTTTTCGGCCTCATCGATACGCCGCTCACGCTCCTGCTCGATCTGCGCGCGCACTTCATCCTTACGCGCGAGCAGCCTCTGAAATTGTGCATCTGATACCATGGGGGTATTATATCGCGCGTAGGGGGATCGTATGGCCACAGAGCTAGTAAAATTATTCGGCGCTCAAGGTATCGAGCTTGAGTTTGAGAAGCTGGGGGACAACAAATACCGACTAGTCGTTGACACAAGCGGCGGCAGTGGCGGCGGAGACGTCAACATCGTAGGCATCGACTCGGGCGTCACACTGCCTGTCTCGATCGCCGATCCGGTTGTCATCGCTGAGCCTGTCACGGTAGACGGGACAGTAGCTATCTCGGGGACCGTGCCTGTCTCGATCGCTGCACCCGTGACCATTGCTGATCCTGTAGCAGTCACGCTCGACGAACCGATCTCTACCAGGTGCATTCTTGACGAGATTCGACCCGGTGCGCATACCGATGCGTTTCAGCGGCTCCGTGTCAGCACTGCATCTGCGCTACTCAATGGCATCCAAGATAAAGACGAGCGACCCGAGTTGTACGCGGAGCAGGTGACCGGCGGGGCAAGCGCGGTATTCTCAAAACCACGCGCCTCCTACGATATGACCGTGACCAACATCGGCGACAAGTTCGTCCGGCAGTCACGCCTGTACTACCCATACCGAGCAGCCAATGGAATGCTGTTCTTCCTGACACTCGTTGCAGGTCCGCCTGAGCCCGGCGTACGTCAGAGGTTCGGCGCATTCGACGATTCTGACGGCCTGTTCTTCGAGGTTGGCGACGACGGAGTGTTCTACATCTGCCGCCGGTCATCCGTGTCAGGCTCGGTCGTTGACTTCAAGGTCGCTCAAGC